GTAGATGTCGATTCGCAAACAGGACTTCACCGTGTCACAATTGATACCTCGGCTGACACTTCGCATTATGCCGCAAACTCCGATTATGCAATTGTTGTTGCTGCAACAGTAGATTCGCAAAGTGTTCGGGCAGTTGTGGGACGCTTTTCAATCCAAAAGCGAACAGGTACGCCGAAAGTTGTGACGCAGGATCTTGGGGTATTAGAACAAGCCGAAGCCACCACAATTGCAATCGGTCCGATGATAGATCGAATGACGGGCGCACCTTTGACCGCCTTAACGCCTGGCAACGTGACTTGCAAAATAATTAATGGCACGACCGCGACAACACTTACCCTTACTGCTTCGGGTGGTTCAAACGACCTTGCTCATATTTCGAATGGTATTTTTTCGATTGAACTTACTGCAGCAAATACAAACCACATGGGCAACTCTGTGTTAGTCCTGCAGGATGATGATGTAATGGTTCCTTACACGGGTTCGTTTGTCACACTTAGAACGCAGACCTACGAATCGTTGGTACTTGATGACGATAAATTGCAAGTTGATGTAAGCCAGATTGGCAACGCAAATGTGACCTCAGCGAGCGGTGTATTGGAAGTAAATACCAAACAAATTAACGGTGATGCATCGGCAGCGGCGGCCCTAGATGCCGCCATTGATAACAGCAATAACATTATTGCAGCAAACGTTAAACGTATCGACAACAGCACAAGTAGTGCAACTAACTTGTCCGATTACACAGACGGGACAAGCAACCAGCCGGTCGATGCCGTAAAGATTAGTGGCGACAGTGCTGCAGCCGATAGGCTTGAGGCGATGATGGATGCGTGTCCGATCGGAACCGTAGATAACACTTCATTCACCCCAACGACTACCGCATTCGAAACAAATATAACGGAAGCCACTGCGGATCATTTCAACGATCGTATTTGTTTGTTCGTCACCGGCAACCTGGCTGGACAACAAAAACTTGTCACCGATTACGCACTAGTTAGCGGGCGCGGCAAGTTTACCATTAACGCTGCGACTGAAGCACCTGCTAACGGAGATACGTTCATTCTTGTCTGATGCCTTTGCCAGTAATAAAAAATAGAAACAGTAGCAGCCTGGGCATAGTCGTTCCACCGGTTGTGACAATTTGGGCTGGCAATATTAATTCGACATATACCAATCCCCGGAACTGGACAAACTCAGCACCTGTAAACGGTGGTTCGGTTTATGTTGTAAATTCAAGCACTGATATAACAGGCACGGATGTTCAAACGACCAGCCTGAAAGAATTTAGAGTTGGTTCGTCGTACACGGGAAATATCGGGACAAGTTCATCACCACTAAAAGTTATGGCTGAACGGTTAGTTATAGATAACACAACATCTTCTATAAACATCCGAGGTTCGTTCCGCGATATACATATTGTAAACGGATCAAGCCGTGTAAAAGTAGGTGGTTCTCAAACTCGAAAACTAAATCGGTTGATGGTTCACGGTCAGGGTGTTAATTATGAAATATTCGATGGGCAGTGCAACCGTTTAATCGTGTCCGGCAACGGCAATAAGGTGACAGCCCCTGCGGGTATAACAAACGACAACTTGCTGGCTACAGTTGCAGGGTTTGATGAAATTCGGTGTTCTGCCAGTAGTTCGGTCGTCACCAGTTCCGGCGTAAATGACTTAAATATCGACGGAGAAGTTGAAATAACGGGAGCGGGAAATATTGCAAACGCCAGGATGCTTGCTGGTTCAAAAATTAAGGCCGCAACAACAGGCAAGGTCACTGGGCGGTTGACCATGTTTGGTGGGATCTTTGACATACGCAACTCCGCAACTACCGATACGTTTATTATTACGAATGCCGATTTGTTCGACGGCAAGATGTTTGCTTTGTTAGGTGAACAAGACCTAACGTTTACAAACGCAGCAAATATTTTAGGGCCTGTTGAGTTCCAACTTAAATCAGGTTCGTTAATTGCAGTCTCATAATCGGCCGAACTAACCTAAGAGGAAAACATGACCAACATCAACGAATCGCTTGAACAGTTAGCAGTAGATATCAATAGCCTGGCACCTGATCCTGCAAATGCCCGCAAACATGATCAAAGGAATATCGACGCCATAAAAGCAAGCCTTGCTCGGTTCGGGCAAACAAAGCCCATCGTCCTGCATGGCAATGGCACAACAATTATCGCAGGCAACGGGACATGGCAGGCGGCAAAAGAACTCGGCTGGACAAAGATTGCTGCAGCACAAACTAACCTGACAGAATCCGATGCCGTCGCTTACGGTATTGCAGATAACAAAACCGCAGAACTAGCCGAGTGGGAAACTGAGACGCTGAGGCAATTAATGGAAGGCCTGCCCGAAGATTTGCAACTAGCAACTGGGTTCGACTTCGCGGAACTTGACACCTTAATCAATTTAGATTTTGAACCAGCAAGCGAGAACGAACAAAGCAAACTAGACGCAGAAAAGAAAATTGTTTGCCCGGAGTGTGGACATGAGTGGTCAGCCTAAACTCCTGCTCGATTGGTGCAGTGCAAAGGCTGCAAAGTACGCATGTGAAAACTGGCACTACACCAGGCAGATGCCATGTTTCAAAACATCGAAAATAGGCGTCTGGGAAAATGGACTGTTTAGAGGTTGCTTAATTTATACCAGCCCATTTCCTACCATCCGCAAACGGTTTAAATGTTCGAAAACAGAAATGACAGAACTGGCGCGGGTTGCTTTACGTGGACATGAAGCACCTGTATCAAAAATGATCCGCATATCCCTCAAAATGATCAAGAAAGCAAACCCAGGTTTAAAGGTATGTGTCTCATACGCAGACACCAGCCAAGGCCACCACGGCGGCATTTACCAAGGCAGCGGGTTTAAATATTTCGGCGAAGGCGCTACCTCGTGGGAGTACTGGTACAACGGAAAATGGACTCACTGCCGATCCGTTTGCATGGCCCGTGACCGAGGTGTGATTAAGGACTACCGAACGTTGCCTAAACGCCGGACTGGTGCCAAACATTGTTATGCGCTTGAACTTGACAAGAAAAGTTCGGTGTTATTACACTTAGACCAACAACCTTACCCCAAGCGCGTATCAAGTGATACGAGTGACACGCCAGCGTTCCACGCTGGAAAGGCCGGTGCAACTCCGAGCGATGCGCTCCAAGAAGGTTTGTCCTAATGCCTGCCCCGTTAAAATTAGACGAGGACCAATTACGCAAACTTGCTGCCATGCAGTGTACCTTTGAGGAGATTGCGGCTTGGTTTGGCTGTTCACGATCGTCGTTGTACGCCCGCGAGGATTACAGAGATATTATTGAACGCGAGCGGCTCAAAGCCCACGCGTCAATGCGTCGGAGCATGTTCCAGTCTGCATTAGAAGGTGATAGGCAAATGCTTATCTGGCTGAGCAAACAGTACCTCGGTATGCGGGACAAAACAGAACATACTGGCGAAGGGCTAAGGCCATTAACAATCGAGTTTGCCGAGGCAACACCGCCTGAGAAATCAGATGCGGATTGATTTACTTCCAGCACAATTGAATTTTATCCGCGCCCAGGAACGTGAGGTCCTGTACTCGGGTGCATTTGGTGCAGGGAAAACCAGGGCGTTATGTTTAAAACTTGTTCAGCGTTTGGTCGGTAGACCAGGGGCTAGGGAAGGCCTAGCCCGTAAACATTTGGTAAGCCTCAAAGCAACTACCCTGCGTACTTTGCTCGAACAAGATGGCAACTTGCCACCTGTATTGCCGAAGGGAACGTATGAACATAATAAAAGCGAACGAGTTATTCGGTTGCTTGGCGGAGGCACGATTTATTATTTCGGGTTAGATGATTATGAAAAAATTGGCTCGCTTAACCTTTCTGGCTGTGCAGTAGATGAAGCAGTCGAATTAGTTGAGGGTGACTGGACAATGTTGCGTGGTCGAATCCGCCTTGAACTGAGTGATTTAACCATGCAGTTATACGGTGCTTGCAACCCGGGAGCGCCGTCTCATTTCTTGGCGATTAGATTTGGCCTTGCAGGTGGTCATCAGGCTGCTGTAAATTGCAAAGCAATCCAAACAAGAAGCCCAGATAATTTCTTTTTACCGGAGGCATACTTGGATGATTTGCAAAGCCTGGAAGGTGTTGCTTTCGAACGGTACGTTGAGGGCAAGTGGCGTGGTGGTGAAGGTTTGGTATATGACCGCTTCGATAGGTCTGTGCATGTCCGTGAACGTGATGAACAATGGCGGAGGATTATTGTCGGTCAGGATGAAGGGTATACCAACCCGGCAGCACTTCTGGTTGTGGGGCAGGATGGCGATGGTCGATTGCACATCGTCGAGGAGTTCTATAAATCGCAGATGCTGGAGGTTGATGTAATTTCAATTGCAAAAGATATTGCCAACCGATACGAGGTAGAAACATTCGTACTTGACCCATCTGCTGCAAAACTTAAGGCTGCCATGCATCAATCTAACCTGGATGTTGCTGCGGCTGACAATACCGTGTTCTCAGGTATTCAAAAGGTTCAGCAACGCCTTGCGCGTGCTGGCGACGGTATGCCTCGCCTTACAGTTGACCCGAAATGCGAGAACACAATCCGTGAATTTGAGTCGTACGAATGGCTTGGCGGCTCAAGTGGATTTAAAGATGCTCCGAAAAAAGAAATGGATCACGCGATGGATGCGTTGAGATATGCCGTGGTTCATTTCGACGGTAGCCGTGTCGAGCCTCGGGTACGCATAGCCGACAGGGCAGCAGCAGGAGAAAGAAATGGCAACGATGAACGCATGTGGAGATCGCTGTAATGCTTGATGGTTTGAAATCTGCTTTTGGAATTAAGGCGAAGCGGGATCGCCTGGATTATGTCCGTTCAACAATTAGGCCAGAATCAACCTACGGCATGCAGCGGTCTACGCAAGAGCAAGCCGCTGCTTTGCGTTTGCTTAACGGGTATGTTTATTCGGCTGTGATGATGAACGCTAGGAGTATTGCTGCTCAACCTTTGCGGCTGTACGCATCAATCGAAGCACGAGGGGTAAAGCAGTTCCACACGAAACCAGTTAGCAGGAGCGTACAGCGATACCTAAAAGGGGACGGAACAATGCGTCCTGCGAAGTCCGCCATGCTCGGATCGAACACAGGCGGCGATGTGGTTGAAATATATGACCACCCTATTCTTGATTTGCTAAATAGGGTGTCCCCTTTCTACGACGGGTACAACTTCAACATTCTTCGTAAGACGTTCTTGCAGGTGACAGGCAACGAGTACCTACATCCAATTATGGGGCCGATGGGCTACCCGGTTGAAATTTGGATTATGCCGTCACAGCATGTAAAAATTAAGCCTACTCGTGATGAGCGATTGATCGAAGGTTATGAATACGGGCAGCCGCCGAATAACGCATTTTTCGAACCTGACGAAGTATTGCATAACCGGGTGCCTGATCCAGAAGATCCTTTGTACGGACGAGGATGGGTTGCGGCTGCGGCTAACGCTGCTGGGCTATTGCAGTCGATGGACATTTATGAGAAGAACTTGTTTGAAAACCAGGCGAGGCCCGACTGGGGTATCTTCCTCAAAGAAACGCTAAACGAAACCCAATGGAACCGCATGATTGCCTACTTGGATCAAAACCTCCGAGGCAACCAAAACAGCGGACGGCCGTACATTTTTGAAGGTGGATCGGATGCACGCCCGTTGCAGTTTAGCCCACGAGACCTATCGTTTAGCGAAGGTGAAAATCGCAAAGTTGAGGTTATCGCTGCTGTATCCGGCGTTCCTGTCACCTTGCTGAAAGCCAACGACCCGAACCTTGCATCTGCGCAGGTTGGCTTTGCGTCATATATGCGGGATACCATTCACCCGTATCTCGTTGCTGATGCTGAGTTCCTGAACCAATCTTTGCTCCCGTTGTTTGGAGGCTTGGCTGACGGTTTGTTCCTGGCTTACGACAATCCAGTGCAAGAAGATGAACAACTAATTTCTGGAATGATGCAACAGCAAGTAAATGCTGGTATTAGAACGATTAACGAAGCCCGTTCTGAACTTGGACTTGACCCAGCAGATGACGGTGATGAGTTGCGAGTTAACGGTGTGCCGTTAGATATGGTCGGACAACCAGCACTGCCTCCACTCGGTGCGCTTGGATATGGAGGCGACGAAGATGAAAAAATTAAGGCGACCCGAAGCCAAGTCCGAGTAGGTTCTTGGGTTGAATGGCGAACTGCTAAAGGTAAATATCTTGGCAAAGTGAGACGGTTCAAAGAATCAGGTAGTGAGCCAGGAACAGTTGGTGATGCGGAGGCAACTCCTGAAAACCCGATAGCCTTTGTCCAAGTTTATTTTAGAAATGACGATGGAACGTATACACCTTCGGACCGTGATGCACCTGTCCTTGTTTCAAGGTTAACACCTACAAATGAACCAGAAATAACAAAGGCGTTTAAGGCTGTAAGCAAAAAGGTTCGTGAGACGTTAAAAAAGAAAGCGGATGAACATAACGAAGAAGTTGGAGATGCGAAAAGCAAACGCACAACAACACGAACGTTGATCGCCGTATTTGAACGAGGTGTAGGTGCATATAGACAAAACCCAGGGTCTGTACGCCCAACGGTATCAGGTGCCGAACAATGGGCTTACGCCCGTGTTAATGGCTTCCTTCATGCATTGAAAACCGGTAAATTTAAACGTAAACCGTTCGACACCGATTTGCTTCCTGAAAGCCATCCATTGTCGAGTAAGGGGAACAAAGCAGCCTTAGAAAATTTCCCAGATGTTTATACTACTCCCGAGGAAGCACAAAGCCGAGCAGAGGTACTTGGTTGCGATGGTATTCACGAACATCCGGGCGACCCATACGGGTATGACGGCGTTATTTATATGCCGTGTTCTTCTCACCGCGATTACGACGAGCGGATAAAAGAACAACAAAAGAAATACGAAGATATAGATTTTAGTCCACCAAAAGATGTTCAGGACGAAGCCCAACGCGGCTTAGATTGGCGAGCGGAACATAACCGAGGCGGGACCGAAATAGGTGTTGCCCGCGCCCGCGACCTAAGCAACGGTGTATCTGTCTCGCCTGAAACCATCCGCCGTATGGTTAATTTCTTCACCCGCCACGAGGTTGACAAACAAGCAGATGGATTTGAGCGTGGCGAAGATGGATACCCTTCGGCTGGAAGGATTGCATGGGCATTGTGGGGTGGCGACCCTGGGCGACGCTGGGCTACCTCGATTCGGGACCGAATGGATGCCGAAGATGAGCGCGGTGAAAAGGTATCGCGGAGAGAAGGAGAAAGTTTGGATAACTGCGTTGCCCGAGGCATCGAAGTTCTAATGTCCGAGGGTTATGAGCGAGACCAGGCTGTTGCAATTGCATATAAACAATGTGGCACTGCGACGAAGCGTGCAGTTTGTTTCTTAACAGGTATGGAACCGGAAATGCAGAAAAAGGCATTTGACGGCCCGAGCAAAGAAGATTGGCCTGAACGAACAAAGGAAGCACGCAAAGCCATCGAGGACGTTGAGGATTATGAGCCAGTTCCAGCAACCGAAGATATTCGGACTGGCGAACCAGCAAACCCAGCAAGGAGGATTCAAAGGAATTTAATCCGAGT